TTTCTCATTCCTTGTCGATTATTTTGTATCGGTTGGGCGGTTCTTAAGTCAGTTTGATCATGACTTTTATACCACGCCGATAACGGTGGTGAACTTTGGCTATTCTGTTAAGTCTAGTCAGAGGTATACCTACCAAAAGAATCTCCAGGTTAAGCGTAGTAGCAATGGTGCTATTACTAATTTCACTGGAACCCAATCGTTTTACGATCGTAAAGTCTACGAAAGGAAACGGATTGGTCTACCACCCCTACCTCAGGGGGGTAATCCGGTAGATGTGGATCTCGGACTACTTGAGTTTCACTGGCCTACTTTAAGGCAAGCGTTTCTCATGGTAAATCTAGCTAATGTCTTGCGACGTTAGTTAACCTAAATTAACCACTAGTCAAGGAGTCCAAAGCTATGAGCTTCGCGGACCAAATGACGTTGCACACTCGTGCAGCAGTTGCCCTTGTGTACGACTTAGTATCTAAGGAGTCGACCAAGAGCTCGATCAGATCCGTCAGACGTAATGCCGACCGCTCACTCGACTGTCCAGCAGGCTTAACTATAGCCTGGGAGAAGTCGAAAGCAGGCGTCGTCAATTTGGTATTCATTGCAGAAACCACTGAGCTGGGTGCGGACCTAGTCACGCACGGAACAGCAAAGTGTATGCTGAAGTTTACCTATCCGACGGACGGGATCATCACACTTGACCATCTGAAGGACTTGGCACATCAGGTAGTGGAGTTCGCAACTGCGAACCCGACTGTTGTGATCACCGAGACCAACTTGGACAAGTTGTATAACGGAGAAACGTAAAGGTACCACGGCTTCGTTTGCCTTGGCCCCGCGTAATGCTTGTAGTAGAGGCTCGGAGGGCTCCCGCATGGAAAAGAAGTGCGGCAACCATTCAAACCTTGGTCTATTATGGACCAACTTGGCATTACATTCTCCAGCAACAAAGACGGATCGCAGAACGTTCCAAAAACGTTGCGATTGTGAGGGAATCAGATTTCTGACTATTGATTTGCCTAGTCTTGGCAAGGATCTAGACAGAGCACTGATCGTAGGCGAGCCCTTTGAAATAACGGGCCGCTTTGGGAAGAAGACCGGTTCAGTTCTACCTCTTTTCCTGTATGAGATCTTTAAAAGGATCTTCACAGATGAGGGAAAACTTCTTCGGAATCCTTCGCCTCACCACATCAAATGGGGGCGTCAGTTAACACTGATGTTCTACAAACTCGAGGTCCAATATGAGGAAGATTTACTCGAAGCCTGCTTTTTGGCTTTTTGTAATCGTGATATTGCTCTTGATTCCAACTTGTTCGATGTGGAATCTGCAGATGAGATACTGCAAAGAGCCGAGGTCCGTGTTCGAGCCGTACTTCCTTCAAGAGAAGGTAGTGCCCGAGAACTGGTACCACGCCATGGTTCTGGAGCGACAGCCTGTCGTTCAAGGCCATGGCAGAAATATCACTTGGCTCCACGGTTTATTCAGAAGCTCAACGATGCTTTTGATTACAGTGAAACCTTCTTCCTCTCTCTCAGCCACCTATGTGATCAGCAGAAAAAGCTTACACACGGGCCGGTATTGGACAAGCCGGTTGCTCGTATCGCTGCCGTCCCGAAAGACAGCAGAGGTCCTAGGCTCATTTGTATGGAGCCGCGGGAAATGATGTACGTGCAACAGGGTCTGATGCGGATGTTGTACTCGATTATAGAGAAACATCCACTTACCAAGGGTCGGGTAAACTTTACCGACCAACAGGTAAACCAACGGCTAGCAAGGCAGGCCTCTATAACTGAGGAGTATGCTACGCTAGACCTTAAGGATGCATCAGACAGGGTTCGGTGGGACTTAGTTGCTTCCCTTTTACCCTTCGAATGGGTGAAAGCGCTACATGCGTGCCGAACAGAGTACGTTGAGTTCCCTAACGGTTACACCTTTGGACCATTGGAAAAGTTCGCTCCAATGGGATCCGCTGTGTGTTTCCCTATCGAGGCCCTAGTATTTTGGGCTTTGATATCAGGGAACATATGTACTGATGTGTTCGTCTACGGTGACGATATTATCCTACCCACGCGGCATGTTGAAGCCGCCATTGCTCTCCTTGAGAAATTTTCCCTCAAGGTAAACGTCGATAAATCTTGCTATCGCACGAAGTTTCGTGAATCGTGCGGCAAGGAATATTTTGACGGGACTGACGTTGGTTACGTTAAAGTCCGCAAGGTGGTGGAGAAGACCGTCAGCTCTCATCAATCTTTCGTTGGCTTCGTAAACGAGGTCATCGATGCCTACGGGGTGCATGTTGCACGTGGGTTGATGCC